TGTTCTTCATCCACCACCCTAAAGCCCAAGGATTGGTTATGTCTTTATCTTTCTTCATAGCCTTTATTGTTCCCTCCCAACCAGGTGGGGATACCTCTTTGATTGTTTCTTCACTTTCCCTATGATAATCAACAGGAGCTTTACCAGTATTAGTTTTACTTAACATATCAGCGTGATTCATATCCTTTTTCATCTGAGCTGCTGATTTCTTTTTTCTTGCTCTTCGTACAGATAATGGTACACCTGCATCTGGATGTTTAAATTTAGCTTCATCAACCTCTACTTCTTCTTTAGGTCCATAACCTTTAGGTGTAACATCTGTAATTTTAGGCTCCGCCGCAGCAGCTGCTCTCTTTTTACGGCCGGCGTCGATACGGGCTTGAGCTTCTTTATTTGGATTACCTTTCTTGTCTAAAAATTTAGCCAGATGATCAGGTAATGTTTCATCAATCTCTACTTCTTCCGATCTTGGTTGAACTGTACCGCCACCAGTTTTCATCGCTTGTCGGTGACTATCTCTAACGGCTGTCGCTATTTTCCCTACTGTAGTTTTTCCTATATCCTTTTTCAACTTTTTCTTTGCATTATCCTGTTGTTTCTGTGCTGCTTTCATAAACTTTTCTCCAGCAGCATTAGCAAATCGGTCAGCATAACCCGCGGCATCTTTGCCGGCCTGAGCGACATTTCCAAAAACTCCTTCTTCTACTTCTTCTGTTGCACCTTCACCCTTCTCCCAACCACCTTTAGCTCGTAGGGCCAGCTTGAGTGATGCCATTTCTTCTTCATTACCTTTCTTACCTTTCAGCTTCTCAATCTCTTTTTTGATTTCAGCTTCAGTCTTATCAGCGTGCTCACCTTTCTCCTTCTTATCATCTACATCCCATTCAGCAGCTTCATGCTGTTTGCCTACTGGATCTTTATCTTGGTCCTCTTTATCTTTCTTTTGATGACGTAAATGTTTGCGGCTTCTCCATCCCTTTTCACCACCAGGATTTCTATCTTCATAATCTTCTTCATCTTCACCTGCCTTTCTTTCACCTCTTTCAACAGGCACAACTTTTATTTCACCTTTCTTATTTTTCCGCTTCAGAGTAACTTTATTTTCACCTTCTTCACCATCCTCAAAAAGGTCCAACTCTTCCTGTTGAGCGGCAGATTTCATACCATCATATTCTTTCTTGGCAGCCCGCATATTCTTGTATTCTTTATACTCCTCATACTCTTTATCTTTAGGACCTTTTACCCATAGAGTTGTGGGAGCTGTCATACTTCTACCTTTGGAAGTAAACCTTACAGTACCTTGTTTATTAGGTAGCTCATAGGCGGCCTTAAAGAAATGACCTTTAGGTAGTTTAGATGCTTCGGCAATATTAAAATCAACCTCTGTCAAAGCATCGGACATTGTTTTTGCATATCTGCTCATAATAGTTCTCCTAACTACTATTTATCAGTATATTGTCTTGACGGAATCACATATTCCAAGTTTCTTTGCCTCTTTAGCACTCAGCCATTTATCTTCTGGTGGTAATAGATACTCCCTAACTTCAGCTTCAGACAATCCAGTGCATTTTTTGTAATGGTCTAGCATTCTTTGGGTAGATAATTCAAACTCCTTTATCTGAGCAAACAACTCATGTTCCTTTCCCCAATTAGCCCATGAATATTGGTGTGATAAAATAGATGTGTTAGGTGTAAGAACTCTTTTCCCTTTCTCTCCTGTAATGAACAACAGTAGACCACAAGATGCAATGACACCTAGACCAACCGTATGGACTGGGATTTTAGACGCCTTGATAACATCTATAAGAGCAAATGTAGGTGGTACTTCTCCTCCATTACTACAAAACATCAACTGCAATCGTGGTAATTTCTTCTTCTGTAAATTCTGTTTCAATATAAATTCTATGGCTTCTTTGCATAAATCGCTTGTAACATCTCCCATAAAAAGGAATATGCCTTCCTTATATAACTCAGCTTCTTCTTGTGTTGTTGACATTTCATCTATTTTCATTTTTTATTAAACTCCTTCACTAAATCTAAAAATGTATCAGCATCTACTACTACCTTTGGTGGTACTCCATTCTTCTTTATAACCAAAATCGGTTCATATATTCCACTATTCTTCTTCGCTTGATCCCAGGCAGCCCACACATTGAGGCTCTCCTGGTTCTTGGCTTCTATTGAAAAGGGGAATTTGTTTCTTGCTGCCTTACTCATTATAAGGTCTTCCCCTGCACTACCCATTGACCTACTCTCAACATCCTCTGGGTCGATATCAAGTTTCTCTATAAGTAGTGTTCTAAATTGTTGTTGTAATCGTCTACCCTTTGCCTTACGGGTGGCTGTAGACATCTTCTTCTTCAGCATAATCTTTAGGTACCTCCCAATCAATATCACCTAGTGGCTCTCCACAAAAAACACAAAACTCAAACTCCATATACATACTACTTTCTACTGAGAATTCTCCTGAGCATTCTTCACACTCTATAAAGACTTTCTCTGGACGACTCATTGTGCCAAGATATCCACAATCTCGCAGCCGTCAGCACTACAAGCCATCTCTTGGCTACTTGTGGTCATATCTTCGTATTCATATTCAGCCAACTTGGCTGTCCAATCCTCCTCTTTAGGCATTCTATTTAGTAAACTCTCATACTCAAATTTGCTACACTCTTGGTATGGGGCTTGTCTATATGTGTGGTCAGATACAGGTAAGAAAGAAACACCGCTCATTGTATTGAAGTGTTTATATAACCATGCACCAACTTCCATCCACTCATCTTCTTCTACACTAATCGTCTGTGATACTTTGTGTTCCGTCCAGTTGTCTTGGTATATTTTACCCAACTCTAACTGGTCTACAGCCGACAAGTCTTTTCTATACACACCATTCTTAGGACCCTTCACTGGGAATGAAAACACCCAAGTATGTAGTGGTTTGGTTATGTCATCTTCGTGTGGGAAGTCTGCTGCTGCCATCATCTTAGCTAATGGGTCTTTCTTGTCAGCCCTGATGGTCCTGATGTAATACTCGGAGTGCCGTGTATGAATACCACTAGCACTATCTACTAACTGACTAACTGTGCCTGATGGTTTGATACAGGTGATAGCTGTAGACTGATTGATGCCCAACTTCTTTGCCCATAAAGCATTAGTATCAATAGCCACCTTCTTTAGGTTCTGGAGTAATTCTTCCAAACCCTTCAGCTTTCCATTAGTCAATTCACTATCCATAATACCAGTCAAAGAAACACCTAACAATCTTTCTTCTTCACAATTCTCAGTCCACTTCTTATTTATATATTTGAAATTAGTCAGTGTGGACTGCCAAGTTCCTAAGATTGTAGCAAACTTTACCTTCTCTTTCAATGTTTCTTCTGTATCATCATCTCGGATAACAATCTCCGTAAGATTGCAAAACTCTTTATCACGGAGGATTATTTCGGAACAAGGGTTGGTGCCGAAATCATAATCTGGATCTCTACGACCATTCTTCTCTGCTTGTTTCTTCGCGGCTTCTCTATTGTATATACCACGCTCACCCGACTTGGAATCATACAGTGCCTTCCATTCATCCATAAAGATACCCATATCAGGACGCTCTGTGTAACAAGCTGAGTTATTAGCAAGTGCTCTCTGTTGGTTGTTTTCCCACCAACGACCTGACTTGGCTAATCTCATACGGTCATCAGATGTATTAGACAAACTGATTAGTGCTGAGCGTCTGACGCCACCGACTACAACAATCTCAGCTATCTTGCAACAAATATCGTGTGCCTCTAGTGATGTAAGTTTTCTTCCGGCAGCGCCACGAAATGTAGAAACACAAAAATGGAATAAATCTTCTAAGGGTTCTGGTCCTGAAGCACGCCCACCAAAAGTTTTCAGTGGTGCTCCAGCAGGTCTCACTCGGGATAGATTCCATTTTGGTATCTGCCCGGCAGCCAATAGAAAGATAAGCTCTCGGACTGCCTTGGCCCATCCCAATTTGGAATCTGACACCATAATAATAGTATCAGTATCATAAAACTCATCATTGATAACCGGTAACTCTGTAACAAACTGGCGCTCTACTGAAAAGCCAACACCTGTTCCATTCATTAAGATATAAAGCAACTCATCAAATGCACGGAGATTATTGACTGCTATGTAGGAACAATTATACCCAGCAACATTCTCTCGCTTCAATGCCTCACCTGCGGTCATCAAAGACCTCATTGAAGGCATCACTCTCAAATTAAGCACTGCATCTTTGATTTGATTAACTACCTGTGACGTTACCTTGAATTCCTGTTGTTCCTCCAAATGCTCTCTAAAAAAATCGAAATACCGGTCCACGGTCTCCGGCCATGTTTCTCTCCTGTGTTCTTCGTATTTGTATCTTGCGTATCTGCTTAAATGTATATATTCTTGGTATTGTGACGGCAGTAACTCCATTATAAACTCCTATGTTTTTTTCCAATTTGCCAAAGCCATACGAGCCTGCAAACCAGTATATGTATTTTCTTTTATTATTTGTTGGGGATTATGACCAGATAAGGTCATATCATTGATATCTTTTTCGTTGAGAGAATTGGGCCATACTACTATGTTATAATCATTGTCAACCATCTGTTCCATTTTTTGGACTATCTCCCTAGAGCGTGGCTCGTTATCATAAACTGCCACTATCATTTCTTTATCTAAACCTTCAACCAACTGAGCCATATCTGAACCGGCTACAGCAATAGCATTATCTAAAAACAAACTATCAATCGGGCCCTCGACCACATAAACCAACCGACTCCAATCAACTCTATCTAAACCAAATATCTTTGGTTTGTCCTCAAATTTTACCGTTAGATACTTCGGCTTCTCATCACCAAAAGCTCTACCTTGTGCGGCGAATACTTCACCATCTTCATCTCTAAATGGGATCACCAACCTTGGGTGTTCTTTTCTTCTAGGAACTAAAGTAGATACTCCAGACCACTGAAACCATTTGTCACAAAGATAAAACTTGTCGTAATGCTCCTCTGGAATTTTTCTATTTGATAAAACTTGGCGCGCCGGATGGTCGTGCTTCAATCTATTTAGTCCGGTTAGGACCTCTAGTTTTGGATCTTTCTTTTTAAATTTAGGAGCATCAAATTTATACTCCGGCTCTTCCGGTTTGGCAAATCTCTCCATAACATATTCTTTATGTATTTCAGGATCAACATATTGTATTACTTTAGACGCCGTAGTGCCCATGCTACAATTGTGACATTTGAAATTCATTTGGTCCTTGACCCGATAGAAATATCCACGTGCTTTATTGCTGAACTTCTGCGAGTCCCCACAATATGGACACCTGCAATTATACAGATAATCCCTCACCTTATGGAACCTATCCAGGCGTGAGGAAATCTGCAAAAGATATTTTACATCCAGAAAAATCATTATACCATTATATCACGGGCTCATAATAAAGTCAAGGTAATAGAAAAAGGTTTTCATCAAAAAACCTACGGGGAAAAAATTCCCACTACTTTTTTTTCAGAAGTGTTTTAGTTGGCTATTAAAAAGAATATTTATACCGTAGCATCAAGGTATTATCATCACTGTATTCATTCTCATAGCGTTCCAAGTTTAAAGACAACTTTGATTTCTCAGTAAGCTT